AAAAGGTAACGTAGATTTTTATAGGACGGTTCTTTGATATGAAAATTAAAATGCTAGAAACAAGTTATCAAGTATCTAACCGTGCTAGAACTAAAACCATTCACTCACAAGATCGTATCTATGAGATGAGTGAAGATGACGCCAAGCGAATCGTAGAATCTGGCGCAGCTGTGTATGCAGAAGAAGGTGAAGAGAATCCACCTAAGCCTACACCTAAGAAAAAGAAGAAGAAGTCTAAGAACGTAGTTGAGCCCCCTATTGCAGAGCCTGATATAGATCCTGCTCCTGAGTCAGAGGAAGAGTCTGATGGCTAGGTTTAAGATATTCAATACAGATGTTGGAAAAAGGGTAACAGTTAAAAAGGCTTCAGGTTTTAAAGGGTCCTTATTTTCAGTAACTACTTCTGATTTTAAAACAACTGAAAAAAACTTTGAAGCTATGGACGAAGCTTTGCAACATGCTCTTGCGGCAGCATTATATGATGAAGCTGTTAAGATTATGAATAAAAGCCAGAAGCTTGTTCCTGTAGGCCCAGGTAAAGTTCGAGGTGGTAAGTTTATAGCGGGGGGTGAACTGAAAAGGTCTGCTCGTGTAGCTGCACCCAAGACTCTTAAGCGCCCTGAAAGCAATCTTAGTTATAATACTGTCTATGCCTTAAGACAGCACGAAGAGCATTCAAGTAAATCTAAATATCTTGAACGTCCAATACTTGCATCTCAAAGAGGATTGAAAAGGCGTTTGAACACTGGAATTAAAAAGCACCTAAAAGCTAAGACAAAAGTTGGTGAGCTTTCTGATAAGGAATACGGATAATGGCTGCCCAGCTTGATGTTGCAACATTCATAGCATCTAGCATTGGCAGTCTTACGCTAGGAACGAACTGCTTCGCTGGCCCCGTAAAGAAAGTTTCAACGGGTTCAGGTATCCCTCATACAGCTGTGTTTGTAATAGGCACAGGGGGTTTACAAAAAGAAGCATTTATCGATGGTGGTTCAAAGGGGGGATTATCAAGACCTACGGTCCAGGTTTTGGTAAGGTCAGATAAGAATGATTTCTCAGGGGGTCTTTCATTAGCTGAAAGTATATTGGCTGTAGTTGATATGGGACCACCAACAGCAAGTTATATAGAATCAAGATCTAACGCATCTGAACCGATATACATTGGAACAGATGATACTGGCCACCATGAGTGGTCTATAAATTTAACGCTTACAAAGTAGGAGATAAAAAATGGCAAACGAAACTTTAGGACGCTCGGCGGTACTCAAAGTTGTTGCAGATGGTGGAACATTAGCAGCTATTGCAAAATTAACTGATATTTCTTTTAGCATTAATGCAGGTGAAATTGATGTGACAACTTTTGATG